GTTACAGCTGTTTTTAATTTTGATCCGGGGTTAGCTTTTCTGTAAGAAGCTACTCCCTTTTTATTTAACCCACCAGAAGGATTTTTACCTTCTTTTCTTTGCCAAGCTGCAGATCTAGCCACGTTTTGTTTTCTTTGCAGTTTTTGCAGATCGTCTAAAGTTAGCAGCAGTTGGTGCTCCTTTAGCTCCTACTTTTCTCATTTTTTCTCCAGAGCCTGCTGCAATTCTTTTTCTCTTAGCATGAATATTTGCATATAGTCCGGGTCTTTTAGCCATTGTTATTTTCACCTTCATTATCTTTATTTAATTTTTGTAGTATTAAATTTAAACTTTGTTCTATAGAGTTCATACGTAATTCAATAGAGTTCATTCTATTATAATCTGTTTTTGGTTTATATATTTTTTGAGTTGATCTTAAATCTATCGTTGCCATATATCTTCCTTTATTTAAATTGAGGGAGAAGAATAACCCCTCCCTCAAAGTATTTAGTATTAGCTTACAGTATCGTGTTGAGAATCTGTATTATTATCATCTTCATCAATACCTGAAACATCACACATTACAGCCCACACTCTAATTTTACCAGCAGATGAATCTGCACCACCGATAAGTATGTCTAAAGTGTCTGCAGATGCTGCTATATGCCTAGCAGTTGCAGTCAATGTACCATAACCTGTTGCATTAGTATCACCGTCAACATAAATGTCAACGTCTCCACCTGTAATACCTAAATCCATAGTAGCAGAACTAGAAAGTGCAGTTATTACTTCTATTCCAGCTTCCATGATTAAAGTTTCTGCAGGTATATCTAATACTTCTAAAACATCACCATTATCTGGCCCAGTATCAGATCTAATTGCTGATAGGTCAATTGTGTTTTCTACTAAATAAGGTACCCTTCCATTAGAAGGATGACCTGTTGTGCCACCGACACCGGTTACATTAATTGTACCCATAATTTATCTCCCTTCTAATTTTAACTGTTTACATAAACCCCACTGAATACACCTTTATATCCAGATCCGGAGCCACGAAGTACCTTACGACCAAAAACGTGTAGTCCACGAACTATGTCTGAAAAGCTATCAGGATCACGTATCACTTCTGTTTTAGCAATATGTGAAGCTGTAGCAACACCAGACATGTGTCCATATAAGAATACACATTGGTTAGATGTACTTGAACCAAAAGTATGTGATGCTGCTGTGCCAGCAGAACCATTTACAATTGCATTAGATTGATACAGATCAAAACCCATAAGTTTTTTGTCTGTAACTTTTCCATTCATTAATGGAGAAGTTCCTGCACCTATTACACTCATATCCATAATTTTGGAAGCTGCTGTTCGCAGTATTTGATATGTAGTAGGAGAAGAAACAAACCAACGATTTTCTTCTGGTACATCATTTTCATCTAAGATTCGTGCTGCTTTACTCATTAAATCTACTAATTCATCACCAGTATTGGTACCAGCAATAGCTGATCCATGAGTTCCAGTAGTTGAGTCTGTAGCTGCATTATCATAGATGTTTTTTAGTACACTATAATCATAAGCTTTCTTCAAGGTATAAGCACCTGAAGAAGTTGCAAGAGCTTCCCAATTCACATGAGACTGCCTTTCCTCGATGTCATCCACTTTAAATGCAAAATAATTGCCTTGATCAACTGTTAATTGTATTTGATCATCAGCAATATTTTGTGTATTTACAGTTTGGCCACGAGCATAGGAAGCAACAGTAATTGTAGGCTCTTTAAGAATGTTTACAGTATCACCAAAATTCTCAATCTCTCCAGTATAATCTGTGTTAGTAATTGCTTCTGCCACAGATGATCTACGGAAATATTTAAGAACTTTCTGACTGTAAATAGCAGGTGCCCAATTTCCAGAAGGTAAATTCTGATAACCGGCTGCCAATCCCATTGTTGCCATAATAATTGTCCTTTACTATTATTCGTTAATAACACGACCAGACTTCATAGCCTGATCAATCTCTGATTCATACTTCTCAAACTCCCATGGTTTAAGTCGTTGAATCTCAGAAATCTTCCAAACCTTATCACTCTGCCCAACATTTACGTCTCGGCTAGTAGCCTTAGTAACTGCTTTGGCAGCATCTTTAGATTTAGTAGGTTTCCGTTTCCTGTCTATTCCAACATCCACTTTGTATAAATCAACAGTCCTACTTGCCCAAACAGGATCAGTATTGTTTTTAGTAATACCTTCAGAAATGCTTTTGGGCTGTTGCTCAAGCCATGCTAAAAACTCCGGAGAGCTTTTAATATCCTCAAAATCAGGATGTGTGTTTAACAGCTGTTTGTAAGCAGATTGAACCTTTAACTTTTGTTCACGTTCAGAAATACGACCTATTTCAGCTTGTAAATCTTCTACCTGTTTACTTGCCATCTTGTGAGAGATAGTTTCAACTACTTGGTATACGTCAGGATATTTGTCTTTAAACTGATCTAGATCTTCATCTGTCTTTGGTGGAGCATATTGAGTAGCTTGTTTTTCAGCAATTTTACTTTGTGCTTCTAAAACTTCTTTCTCCTGCTTCCATTCAGACAATTTCTTATCATAGTACGTTTTAAGATCGTCATATCTTTTCTTATACTGTATTTCAGTATCCCCACCCATAATACCTTCTTTTGGTTCTTTGGTTGAGTCTTGTGAGTCCATAAAACCTTCTACTTCTGGAGTGGCTTCCATCGTGGCCTCGACAGATGTGTCCTCAGTTTCAGTTACTTCCTCTTCGGCTGTGAGTACTCTATCTTTACCCTTGAACATATTTGCTCTTGGATCATCTTCAAGTACACTAACCTTGTTGTGCATGTTAGTCTTCTTTTTTGCCATGTTATTATTCCTCCTTTTACAGTGCCTCAGAATTGAGGGTGGCCGTTATTGGCTGATTTATCCAGTGCTAGATGGCAGTCTAGGTGGCTGGAATTACTTATCTCTCGTATTCCACATATTAGGAAGGAGAGTAATTGCTAATCCTACAGCTAAATTTGTTTTTGGATCTTCAACCATTAGCTGCTGAAATTCTTTCGGATTATCTAAATATAACTGTCTTAAAGTAGTTGCAGATACTCCAGTCGTTGCTGTAGCTTTTTTTCCATAAAATTTTGCAAATTTTTTAAATTCAGTATCTTTAGTAAAATATTTTTTAATGTTATCCATATTTACTTGAAAAACTCCATAATCAGGAGCTGATTTTCCTATTCTTTCTCTACCTCCTTTGCTTTCAATTTTAGCAAAGTATTCAAGTGCTTCCGGATTGTACATACCTATTTCTTTTAATTCATAATCAAAAGCTGGCATAACTTCTCTAATAGCTTCAGCTATACCGGGCTGTAATTTATATGTTTCACCTTTGTCTAAATGTTTCATCCACCTACTTCCAGAAGTATAATCTCTACGATTGCCTTGTCGTGTTTTTCGTTTTGTTTCTGGGTTGTAATATAAAGAGTAAACTTCTTTTATTCTATCCATATCTACATAGTCAGCATTTTCTGAACTGTAAGGTGTAATTCCTTTTCTTACTTCTTCTTGTATCATTTCATCTTCAGCTGGAAATGGCCCTGCATACCTTCCTAAAATTTCTTGTATACTTGATCCTCGTCTTAAAGCCATTGGCATTTCTTGCATAGGCTCTTCACCTTGTTCTTCTATAATCTCTTCTGTTTCTTCAGAACCTAATGCATTTATAGCTTCAAGTTCATCATATCCTATTATTCTAGCTAGTACGTCAGGAATAAGAACCTCCCCGTTGGATACAAGTATCTGTTCTGCATTAACAGGTGTTTTACCAAGATCTAATTGTATTCCTTGTTCTTGAGCATATTTTATAGCTTTTTGAATCATATCATTTATTTTTCTTAATCCTACTTTACGTACAGCTGCAGCATTTATTACATAACCATCACTTTCAGCCGGTACATCATCAGCTACTCCAGAGTTATCGGCACCGGGTTTATCTACAACACCAACTGGACCAGCTGCTACTCCTCCTATTGCCATGCCCTTTCCTAAATATTGTCGAATATTTTCAAACTGTGGTCGATACCTTTCATCTTTATGAAACTTATCTGTTTTCCAACTTTGGTCATAATGTTTTCCAGCTATAGGATCATCTTTAAATTGATAAGCTCTTATCCATTCGTCTAAAGCTGATGCATCTATAAAACTATCCACATCTCTCGTATCATTATAAGGACCTCTGTTACTAATAGGATTTTTATATCTTCCTTCTCTAATAAACTCTTCTTGCCTCCTTCTATTCATGGTATCTTGTCTTTTTTCTTGAAACTTACGAAACTCTGGATTTTGTCCTAATGTTTCTCTAAGACCTGACCACATTTGTCTAAACTCTGGATCTTTATCTCTCATGTGATGTAAAGTTTCTCCAGCTATAGTAGAAGCAATCTCTTCTGGTGTTTTAGAATACCTTGGATTTATTTCTATAGTATGTTTATATCCATATTCTTTAGAGTCATCATAATCACCAGAACGATATTCTGAATGGCCTTCCATATCCGGTTTCATAACTATATTTAAAACATCTAAATATCTTGCTTGTCTTGGGTGTTTTTCTCTTACAATAGCCTTTGCCTGATCCATAAGTGTACTATAAGTGCTACCACTACGAGCATACCCTCCTTCTGCCATCATTTCCGGAGCATTTTGAGCTACTTGCCCTTCTACGGGCCTAGAAGGTGCCATAGCTTTACGTTGCATGTTTTGGGGTACCATAGCACCAGAGCCTTGCTCAGTGGGTACCCCTTGCTCATTTGTGGAGCCTATTTCTTGACCAGTTTGAGAAATTATTTGATTTACCTGTTCAACCGAAGGTATTTCTCCTGTTTCAGCTTTATGTAATAGTAGCATAAATTTTTGAGCATATGGAGCAAGTTGTGCCATTTCATTTATTTCATCTGTAGTTAAATTTTGTTGCATACGACCTGCAGTATCTTGAGCATCTACAGCAATATCTCCTTTTGTTAGAAATTCAAAATCTAACTCGTTCATTTTTAAACCTTTGATAGGTGTTCTATCAGTTTGTAACATTAACAATATTCCTAATATCAGTGACATACATATGTTTATCCATAAAATTCTGAATTAAATTTTTCTACATCTTGTTGAAATTCTTCTTGAGAAGTAAATCCTTCATACATTCCTGTTTCTGGATTTATATTTGATGATCTTGGAGTTCCACCTATAATTTTTTCTCCATTTGGACCTTCATACTCCATAACTTCTCTTAACCACTGGTTAGCTGACAAAGACCCATTTCCAACACTGTCTACTCTTTCTAATACACTAATTTTGGTTCCGGGAGCTCTATCACCTGTTGGTTTATATTTTTCAAAACCTCCAGATCCTGTAGCTGCTTTTATAAATACATCTTCATTTACATCTAATCCGTACCTGTCAGCAAAACCATATAAGTAATCTACTTGTTTTTGAGCAGCTTGTTTTACTGCATTATCATCAAACCCATTATATCCCCAAGAATATGGTACTGTTATACGTAACTTATCCTCTTTTAGTGCTTGATCAAATAAAGGATTACCAGCATTTAACCATGCTGATTGATCTGAATCTGATGGTAATTGACCATTATTTTGTTCTATAATATCTGTAGAAGTAACTCTATACTCTGCACCACCCATTGGAACTTTTTGTTTATCTCCACCAAACATACCTCCAAATCCTCCCCAACCTGTAAACCATTTTATAGCTTCGTAAGCTGCTACGTAAGGTGCTAAAGCTGGATTTAATAATGCTGCTAGTTGCATACTGCCTGATAACTTCCCTTCAGTTGTCCCACTGTCAAAAGCATTTTTAGCACTCCACAATGCCAGAATTGTAGTACCAGTTTTTAATGCTCCAGACCATGCTCCAGCAGAACTAGATGCTTGAGCAGATTGTTGAGCACCTAAGCTAGCAGCAGGGCCTGTTCCTGCAGCCCCTACATTTGTGAGGGTTCCTAAACCTGTTTGTGTTCCTGCACCTACAAAAAGATTAGCATTAGAAGCAGCTAAACCCGTAGCACTAGCTAATTGTCCTACATTTCCTTGTCCTGCAAGAGAAGCAGGTGGGGGAGCACTTAAAGAGCCACTAGCTGAACTACTTGTACTAGATAAACCCGTTTGTCCATAAGACTGATAAATACTTTGAGCATCTCTTAATCTACTAGGAGGTCTTTCTGGAACAACATCCCAAATAGATTTAGCCTGTTTTTGTGTTCTGTCAGGATCTTCTAATAATCTTCCTGTTGTTTTTTCTAACCAAGACGGACTTTCTATATTTTCATCATCTAAGTCTTGCACTGTTTCCTGCATAGCTTGAGAAGGTGTTCTTACAGTTTCTGTAGGATCATCTTGGGAAAATAATGGAGTATCTTGTAAACCAGCCCGTATACCTCTAATACTAAGAGGATCAGGAGATTCTGTGCCAAACTCTCCAGTTTCCCAATCAAAAGCCAATCCTTCTGGAACGTCAGTAAATTTTGTTAGCTGTTTATCTCTTTCTTCTTTTTGTTTTTTAGATAAAGTCCATAGTCCTGATCCAGCAGTAAGTCCTAGTGGATCAGCATCACCAATAGTAACAGGCTCATCTTTTATAGTTTCAAAAAGAGGTTCTTCAGCTTCAAACTTATCTTCTAAATCTTCTCCTTTTAAAAACTCAGAATATTGAGCATTTATAGAAGGATCAGAATAAGGTACACTGATATTTGGTTCTTCTGGTATAGCCATTATTTTTTAGGTTTTTCCTTTTTCATTTCTTCGTAATTATTCCTCAAGTTGAGGAGCATTGCCAGCAAACTGGCTCTCCCCTGCAGTCGGTACACCTCCAGTTCCGATTGTGCCATTACCAGAGCCTGTAAGGTCTGTTGGTTGAGTGCCTTGAGCAGGTTGTTGAGAGGCTCCCATGTTTGAGGGTTGCCTACTATCGGGGCTAGGGCTTTGAGGGCTTCCTGATTCTGGTTGTTGTTGTTGTTGTTGGACATCTGGCTGCATTCCTTTCAGCATTTCAGCATAGATCTGTGCTTGGTTCATATCATTAACAAGACTGTCTGGATCTATATCTTGAGAAATAGCCAATTCTTTTATAAGATTAGGTATTTTAATAAATGGAGCAAGCATAGGATTAGCAACAGTTTGTAACAATGCTGTAAGTCGTTGTGAACGAACTTCTTTTTGCATCACTGAGGCTACACCTTTAGGTTTAATTTCTAGATCTCCTTCTATATCAGGATTATCTTCATTAAACTGCATATTCCATTGAAAAAATGCTTCACCTAATGGTTTTAAAAGATGATCATCAAGATTCTTTATAACAGTCTTTATGGATAAGCCGGCTGATCCTAATAACATAGATAAGCCTGCTGCTGTTCTGCCTGTGCCAGTAACACCTGTCTGCCCATGCATTATACTGGGTATACCAGTTTCTTCGTCAGCAAGTTGCCTTGCTTTGTCGTACATCTGTATGTTTTCACCTGCTGTATTAGGAAACTTTATACCATTTACAGCTGTGCCTGTAACACCAGATTGTCTTCTAAACACTTTACCGGGAAATATATCATAATTTTGACCCGGTACTAAAGATGTTTCATCTACATCAAATACAAGGTTTCCTGCAAGTGATAAATTATCTATAGCCATACGTACATGGCCATTCATTAAAAGTTGTGCATCTTCCATGTTTTCTGGTATGCCTATACCCCATATTTGATAAGGACTTATTTCGTATGGGAATATTTGATATGGAATACGCATTGGAGTAAATGGATTCATAACAGCTCGTAATATTTGATTACCACAAACCCAAACATTTACTTGCACCTGAGATAAGTTATCATCTTCCGGAGCTTCCATACCTATTTCTTCCATAAAGTAGGAATCTACACATCCCCAATATTCAAGAACTTCAAATCGTTCCGTTGCACTTCTATCTAAATGGTCATCATCACGTATAACACTTTCAAAGTATTTATCGTTATAATTACCACCACCAGATAAAACTTCATTTATAGCTTCTGGATTAAACATAGGCATATCCATAAGATTACGAACTTGAGTTCTTGTCATTTTATGTCTTTGTATAACATAATCACAATCTTCCATGTTTGTAGCCATTGGATCAGGATATAAATCCCAACAAGATACAGTTTCTATTTTAGGAATATCTTTAGTATAAGGTGCATATTCTTTACCAGAACTTGTTTTATCCCATTTGTGTACAGTTTTAGAAAAAGTAAATGGTCCTTTTATAATACCTGTCCCTAACAAAGCTGACTCAAAAATAGAATTTCGTAATGTTGTAACAGCATTAGCTCCTGTCAATTGATCATGAATAACTTTTTCCATACGTCTTGCTGTTTCTTGAGCAGGAGATATTTGAGGTTCTCCTATTTTAGAACGACCTTCTCGAATGTTAGTTCCTTCATATTCTGAAGCTATTCCTCCTAAATAGTCTAAACCACCTCCTGTAGCTTCCATTGCACCCGGAAGTAAATTTTTTCCATCACCGGCATATCCATATGGATCTGTAGGTAATGCTTCATCTAATGGAGTGTTTAAATGAGCAAATTCAGCTACACCTTCTGGTACAGGGGTAGACTCTACTGTAAGTGGAAACTTTTTGTTTGCAAACAATATATCTACAATTTGACCATACGCAGCCAACACTTTAGTTTTGGTTATTTTTATAAATACTTTAGATTTTTCTGTAGATGTGTACTGTGTAGTACTATCATAAATACCTCTAAAATTTTTATAAGCTTTTAACCATCTTGTTTCGTGTACTTCTCTTCCATCTTCTGCTTCTTTCTGTCTACCTTTTATTAAAGATACAAGACCGGGAGCATCATTTGGGTTAAGTTCATCTGAAACGTCTACAGGATCACTCATTTTTTATACCTTGTTTATTATTATATTAGTCTGTGCTTTTTGAAGAACCCATAATCATTCCTAGCTGTGCAGTGTGTCCACTACCTTTACCAGAAGATGATGTTACAGACTGCTCAAAAGCACCACTATTTTCACCCATTACGTGTGAATCTAATCCTTCACGATGTAATGAACTTTCATTAGCTTCGTTCATTTCACCTTGTTTACTCATTTGGCCCATAATATAACCAGATTTGTAAGCTCCTTTTACTCCTTGTGGCATAGTTGCCTCCTTTATTATTGGTTGTTGTTAATATTATTTTGCATATCTAGCATAAGGTTAGTCTCATCATCCATTACACGTTCCATGCTTCTTCTTCTCTGTTGAGCCTCGGCCTTTTCACCAGCCTCTTCCCACCAATTTTTTACTCCAGATCTCATTGAAGCTCCTAGATCTTTTTCTTCTTGTGTTGGGATCATAATAGTAGCAGCTGCATCAGGAATTGCACCAACAGCCCCAACTACTCCGGGTACACTAGAAAGTACATTTGTTGTTTGTCTAATATTATACCCCATGTTTGCCATATCTTCTCTAGAAAGACCTAATGCACTTCCTAACCTATCTATCATACCACCTTCATCAGGTCCAAACTCTTCAGTCTTTGCTTCTTTTAAAGATTGAGCAGTAAGAGTTCCTGTAGTCACACCTACTCCACCTATTTTTGCTATTTTTCCAACATAATTTTTTAAAAATTTAGTATACCCCGGTCCTTTACCTTTTACAGCTTCAAATAAATCTTTTTGTGTAGCATCAGGAAACTTTACTTTAAATCTTTCAAATCTTGCTTTTTCTTTATCTGATAAAGCATTTATTTTTCTTTGCAAAGCTTTGTCTTCTTTTATATCTTTTATCTGTTCATCTATATCAATTTTTTTCTTATCAACTTCTGCTTTTGCTTCAATATTTTGTTCTTCTAACTGTATATTCTCACCTTGTAGTTTTAAAGCTCTTTGTTGTGCTTCAGCAGTTCTTACATCAACAATTGCCTGCATATCTGATGTATCTATAGATTTAACAAAAGCTGCTCCTTCACTTACAGGCAATGCATTGTAAAATTTTGCTCCAATTTCAGATTTTATTAAATTGTTTTTAAACAAATTATTTTTTAAATCATTTTGATTAGCTACAAGTGCCTTGGTATCTGGAGAAATTATTTCATCTGAATACCCTGCATTTACCATCCAAGTATGAGGAGTTTCACCATTGTATGCTGCTATTACAGAAGATATTCTTGATTGCATTTTTGCAGCATCTTCAAAATCTCCAGCTTGGGTTATTATTCCATAACCTCCTCCAACTCCTTGGCTTCCTGCTCTTGCAGATTGTGATACTGGTCGTAAAGTTGCTATAAGTCTATCAGGATGTTTTGGAGGTATTTTTAATTTATTATAAGCATCTTCAGTATGGTGTCTTAAACTATGGATACTAACTTTTTCGTTTACTAATTCTTTAGTATTTGGACTTATATATGAAATTTTTTCGTCACCAAAAACATTTCTTAAACTTTTATTAATGCTACTTTGAAATGATGTTTTTAATATAGTTTGACCTTTAGGATCTGGTTGAGTAAACCCTTCAAACAACAATCCTTCTTCTCTACCTCCTGCTTGTTGTTTAACTATGTCTAATAAAGCTGGATTTAATACACCTTCTACACTTCCTGCTTTAGTCATGGTAGACATAATTTCTCCTGTAGCAAAATCTATATGCTCTATTCTTATTTTAGCCATATCTGAAGGTCTAAAACCTCCTAGATAAGCTAAACTAGCTGCATTTTTTTCTGCTCCTTCCATTTGGTTTATAGCTTGAGATATTTTAAAATTAAAATCTGGAGGAAATTTGTATTTTCTTTGACCACTTTTAGCAGATTCTAAAGTAAGAGCTTCCCAAGCCTTTTTTCCAATACCTCCACTGCCTCCCATGATAGGGTCTGCTTGCATAGTTCTTTTAAGCCAAGACGTTCCTATAGATGCACCACCACCTTTAAGAACTTGATCAAAATCTAACTGTACTGATCTTAAAAGAGGTATATCTCCAGTTCTTGCTTGTTCTAATTTTTGAAAAGGCCCATTTGGATCAATAAAAAATTTTTTTATTATACTAATATTTCCAGTATCAGTTATTTGCTCTGGTGTTAAATCAAGAATACTAAGCATTTTACCATCTATATTTAATTTTGATTTATCAAGCAATTCATAAGTTTTTTTAAAACTAGCTCTTCCTGTAGCCATCTGAGGCTTAAACATATCTCTTAAAGGTATATCTAAAAAAGGACTAGATTTTGTTTTTGAAAGTTTTTCAACCATATTTAATATCCAAATACTTGATCTTGTGGTTCATATTTTTGTGTTTGTCTTGTCATTCTATGTGTGTTGTGTGCATTTACTAAAGTTCTGCTCATTACCATGTATCTTAATGCATCATACGCATGGTCATCAGCTTTTGTATCAACGTCTTCAGGATTAGTCTTAGACAGAGGCAACGTGGGCAAAGTTCTGATAAGATTATTGCAAGTGGAAAAAACACGAACACGAGGATTTCCATAGTCATCACAAGCTAACCTTCTGTGTACTTCTATTTTTCCTGCCATACGATTTCTGTCTGATGGTATCCATCTTACACCTCTTTTTATCATTGTTTCTGCTATACTAGGTCCTAGACCTGTTCTGTTCCAACAACTTGCATCTAAAACAGCTAATTGCATAGGTGGATCGTCTTTTTCCATCATAGCTATTGTATCTCCAAGTCTTTCACCGGTAAATCCTTTAACATATAGCTCTCTATACACCCAAAGATTGTTATCCCAGTCTATTGCACCCCAAAGTATGCAAGAAGGGCTGCTGTAACCATAGTCACCTGACCTTACTCTTGCCCAACCCTCTGGAATGTCAAATGGCTCAGAAACATGCATACTTTTACTAAACTCTGTAAAGGCTGCACCTTCGGCTACATCCCAATCTCCATCAAGTAGTCTTTTTCTTTCTACTTCAGGCAATGACATCAACATTGCTTCGTATTGACCATCATCAAACAGATATGGATTGTCTGTTAATCTTGCAGGAACAAATTTTCTTAGGAACAAAGGTTCCCCTGCTTTCGTATGTCTAGGAGGATACTTTAATATCTCTCCATTATCAAAATCTCTAGCCCAAAAAGGCTCTCCGGGTGGTGCATGATCTAAATACATCTTCTTTACCCACCAACCTCCTACACCTCCGGGGTTTGCTGTGCAACGCATATACATACCAAGTGCTGGATCTGTTGTTCTAAGCCTAGATCTTAGGTAATTCCATGTGTATGGAGTAGGATACTGTGTTATTTCGTCTATTCCTATCCAATTAAAAGCTTGTCCTTGGTATCTTGTTACATCTCGGTCATCATCTACATAAGAAAACCATATTTTAGCCCCAGATGGAAACTCCCATGTTGATTTAGCTTGCTTAAATACTGCACCGGGGAATGCTTTTGTGTATACTTGTCTACTTTTATCTATTAACTCTGTTAATTCAGCTAATGTTCTTCTTAATAACAACCCTCTATGGTTAGGATTTGATGCATCTCTTAAAACATCAGCCAATAAAGCATAAGATTTGCCACCACCAGCAGCTCCACCATATAATATATCCCTTTCTGGAGACTCTAAAAAGGTAGTTTGAGGCCCTTCATTCGGTCTAAATACAACGTCATGGTCTTTTAGATGATCTCTCAGTGTTTTAGGTACGTGTTTTAGATCATCTGTAGTGACAACGGACTTTCCTCTACCTTTTAATGCATCATCTACCTTTTTAGATGCCTCCTGAGCCCTTTTTGATGCTGCTCTAGCTTTTTTAGCCTGCTTTGTTAGCTTATCAGCTTGTTTTCTCTTAGCAGAAAGCTTTTTTTGAGTAGCAAGTTTGGCTCTCATGCGAGAAGACCAGTTATAAGGGGTTTTTGGCTCCCCTTCTTTCTTCGGTGGCCTACCTCGTTTTTTCTTTTCGTCTTCTATAGGTATAATCCTCTGTTCATACGTTTTGTTAATCCCGGATTAGATATTTTTCTTCCAGAAGCTGTAGATAACCATCGAGATGCCTTAGCTGGACCTACAGTTCGTACATATTCAAAGGCTTTATCTAACAATTCTAACTCTTCCTCTACAGGTTCGTATGTTTTTTCATCTTCAGATAACTTATAACCAAATGGAATTGTAGAAGATGTTCTACTTTTATTTTCTATACCCATGGTTTCTTTGACCCTCCATGATATTCTCTAGCATGACCTTCGTCTATAAGTTGTTGGCATATATCTACACCATCTACAAAAGGTATTCCGAGCACTCTTCCGAACTTGCCCTTCTCATCCTTATATGTTTTTACTATAAAATTTTTTGGAAGAAGTTCTTTAAGCCTAGCTTTTGCAGCCAATCCAAGAACTTTTTCTTCCTTATTCTTTGTACGTGACTCTGGTGTGTTAATTCCTTGTAACCGTACCCTTTCGTTTGAGAGTGTAACCTTAAAGCCAAGATCAATGCATACATCTATTGTATCTCCGTCTACTATTTTAACTAAACTGCATTTGTATTCATGCATTCACAATTCTCACATTCGTTTTCTGCTGTACACTGGCAATCTTCACAAGTGCAATCTTCACATTTTCGTTCTTTTTTTTCTTCACTCATATTACTGTCCTGATAATGGGTTTGATAAAGCTCTTTGTAATTTTGTACCAAATCGTTCTTCTAAATTTTTCATTTCGTCTGTTAAAAAGTCTTGTCTTCTTTGTGCACCTTCTTCTATAGCTGTACGTTTTGCATCAAATCTATCAGAA